CAGTTGCTTTATTTGCTAAATTACCATTTGTCAATAAGTATGTAACTGCTACTACCGATCCATCGTTTAATTTTTTACCAACACTTCCATCACCAAAATAAATTTGATATTTTCCATTACGGTTTTCTTCTAAAAAATAAACTTCTGATGTTGAATTAATATCCAAAACATCCGTAACTTTATTATAAACACTTGAAGCTGTATTAGCAACAGCTGGAGCAACAGATACTTTAATGGTTGTGGTGTCTATATTATCATCAGGCAAAACAAAAACTTGTTTTGGATTCGAAGAAGAATTATAATTAAAATTATAAGTGATTAATTGCCCTTCATAGATTTCCAAATTATCAAAATAAAAGCTTGTATTTGATTTTGTAACTGTTGTATCATTTAATACAACAAAGTTATAAGATTTACTATCAATCTGATTTGATAGAAAAGAAAAGCCCGAAGGAATTGTTAAAGTAGATGGAGTGGTTGTGCCGGAGCTAACAATAAAATTAATAGTAGCAACAGGTGAAGTAAAAGAATATGGTATGTAACCTAAAGTTTTTGCGTGAGATACAGCAGAATCACGCAACAAAGCGGTATCTAAAAATGCTTCGTTTGCAACCATATTTAGATAATAGGCATTATAATGTGTATTATATGCTAAAATATCCAACAAAACAGAAAGACCAGCTCCTTCAAAATCATAATCTTGAAATTCTGTTTGTTGATTTAAAAATGTTCTTAAATTTGATTTAATTGTATCAAAATCAAGTTCTGTAACTTTTAAACGGTTTGCCATTTTATCTAATTCGCTCTAAAAAGAAATTAATTGTAATTGGATTTGAATTGTTAATTATATAAAATTCAAGTAATATTTTATATCCATTTTCATCTGGTGATGCTACAGCTGTTACTTTAGAAATTCTAACCCTAGGTTCAAAATTTTCAATGGTTTCCGCAATATCTCTTTCAATCTGTGCAGCTGTAACAGAATCTACTTGTTCAAACAAAAGTCTACGAACATTACTACCAATTTGTGGTTGAAAAGGACGCTCATAATGATTGGTTAAAATCAAATTTTTAACCGAGTTGATGATTGCATATTCGTTTTTGTGCGTGTTTATATCTTTACGAATTGGATGAATCTTAAACGATAAATCCAAATCTCTGTATAATCTTGCACTTTCTATGTCTACTTTGGCCATATCTTATTTATTCAACCTGTAAAAACATTTCCTGAACCAGCAGCCATTAAATCTCCATCAGCAATCGTATCTCCAATCCTAGCAGCTTGTTTTCCTTCAAAAAATACAGTTGAACTTCCAACTGTAATTTGTCTTGCTGATCCAGCGTGTGTTGTTCTTCCGCAAGTGTGTGGAGCTAATTGTGATCCAACAACAGCAGCTGCTATTCCATTAACAAATACCGTACTAGCAACAGCAGAAATAACAGCCGTAGGAGGAAAACAACCTTCTCCTGTAGAAGTATCGCCAAGCCTTGATTGTGATGGCATTAAATGTAATTCCTTAAAATATTTCTTGCAGTATTATAATTATTAAATACTGTTTTTGTTAAATTTATTGTTCCTAAATCTGTTGTTATTGTAAAAACAACATCTATACTACTTCTTGAATCTGGTGAAAATTGATATACTTGAAATTTATTTGGATCCAAACTAGATAAATTTGATGTTTGTCTAGGTGTTTCCAACAAATCGGATTTGCCTCTTGTAAAGTATTTTGCAAAATTCCTATCAAAAGTTTCTGAACCATAAAACCCATTAATACTTAATGTATTACTAGTGTTCGAATATGCAAGATTAACACTAGGACTACTTGTTGATATACTAACACTTAAAACATTTCCTGTGTTTGCTCCTTCAACAGGAGGAACAGTATCATCGCTAAAAACTACTGTTTCAGTAAAAATTTCAAATACTTGAACGGATGTAAGTGTTGATGGAGTAGATATTAGTGCCATTAATTTAAATCAATCTTGGGTGCATTAAATTTCATATTACCGCCGGATGTAATTGTACAACTACCACCAATATCAGCATTAAAACTTCCACCAACAGTTAAACTGGTATCGCCACTAACATCTGCGGTAACATTACCACCAACTTTAGCATTTAAATTTTCACCAACTGTAGCCTCAACACTCTTATCAACTTTAAGATAAGCATTTTCTTTTACATATATTTGAGCGTTACCTTGAACTGTAATGTTACATTTACCCATAATATAAACATTATCATCTTTCATTACAATTTGATAATTGTCTTTTGTAATTTTTTCAACTCTATCACCATCCGGATACCATTCAGTAAATGATCCATTTCGGTGTGCAATATGAATTCTTTCTGCACCGGGTGTATCATCATACTCAACAATGTGGCCAGATTCGGTTTCCATAGCATTGTTGTAGGGATAAACAGCTGCATATTTTGTTTCTGGTTCATCCCATGTAGAATCAACAGTTTCAACTCCTGTTACAACATTATCAATTCTTTCCTGTATAAATGTTTCTGAAATTGTATCAGAATCATTTCTAGATAATCTTGATGTAGATGGTTCATCTAAAAATTTAGGATAAGAAACTCCTGAAACTCCATCAACAATTAGAATTCCTGTTCCATCAGTATTATATGTCTTACTTTCTGGTGTTCTTGGTGCATTAGCTAATCCCGAAGAATCTCTCGAATCTGAAAATGCGTCTTGTGCATTTGCAGGTTTTAATGGAATACCAGGAAATACTCCCATGATAACTGGTTCTTGTGCAGATTCTCCATCTGTAAAGAAACCTATAACCATATCACCTTCTTTAGGTGCATATGGATTTGTATTATTTACTGGCAACATTGGCATAGACCATGGCAAATTTTCAGTTGGAAGTTCCATTTTATTGTCAGCATTCCAACCAACACATCTAACACGAACTCGTCCCAATTTTAATGGGTCTTGTCTATCTTCTACAACACCCACCCACCAAATAAATCCATTTTTACCAGCAAAATCTTTTTTATCATTTTCACTCATATCAATACTCTAAAATATCCGCAGTTTGTGCTGGGTTGCTAGCAAAAACAGTTGGCCTTTCTGTTGATGTTGTTGCCACTTCAATGATTGTTTCATGTTTTTCCAAACCAATAATTTGACGAGAACCTATAATTAAATATTTACCACTTAAACTTTCATCAATATTATCATCACCGGTTTCTCTTTGCGACATATTTGGTAATTGAACATTTACATTTAAACCAGAAGTTAATTGAAAATTACCAGGCATAGCAAATTTAATTCTTTTTTCCATAAGATTGGCCAAAATAGCTTTTCTTTGAAATAAAGAATTTTCATAATTTTCTTGTTTTGTTAAAGAATCTGGATCATTTTTCTTAATATAAGAACTTAATTGTTTAGCTGAACCAAATATACTTACCGTTTTTTTAGAATTAAATGCCTCTTGATTACTTACATTATCTCGGTTTGTAATGTTTGTAATATTTGGAGTTTCGTTTCCATGATCCATATTTTCATAGTGATCTGAAAACTTTATATTTTTTCTAGCAACTGTTCCTGTCATTGGATCAAAACCAACAAATTGACCAGCATTAACACCTTCTCTAGTTTTTTTAATATTATCTGATTGATTTACCACTTCATAGCCACGAGCACTACTAATTTCATTAATTGCACCAGTGCCAGATAAATTTTTTGGTTTATATCTAATATCTAATATATCTTGTTGTGTAAGTAATGTTGATAAAGAAGCAAAATTATAACCTAATAAATTTTGAAAAAACATAAAATTTGGAGATTGATTTGAATCAACGGCTCTTTTAGCACACCACTCAATTGCTTCCAATGGTCTCAAATTTGGTATTGTAATATTACGAATACCATAAGTTTTTTCATATATTCCACCCAAATTATCGGATGAAACCTTTAAATAGTTTTCTAATATTTTTTCAACAATATCCGAAAAGGCACCAACAAATGATTGATTAATTTTTTGTTGATCGGAATATATAAATTCATCTGCTACAAAATGAAGAATATAGGTTTCAGAACCGCCATCTTCTTTTCTATTAGATTGTTTATAGATTCTAAAAGCTTTTTTAAATTTAGCAATATCTGAATTTTCATCTTTAGATATATCAATTAATAGTGCTTCAGAACCATCAAAATTTAATTTACTTGAAAGTCCAACAGCATCAGTAATCAATATATTGCCACTCATTACAGGCATCAATATTGAATCGTAAATATTCAATTCTTCAAAAATTGAAGTTATATCAATACTTCCACCCTTAGTAACTATTACCAGTTCATTTATTTTAAACTGTGTTGATTTTTGTATTGCGAATTCCATTACTTAATCACTTTTTTAAATTCTTTTTCAACAGCAGATACAAATTCTGGTTTAAGTAATTTAATTTCTCTTTTAGATTCATTTAAATCAACTTCATATTGATAAAATGATTGTTTTTCTTTTGTAATTGTTTCAGTAATGGTTGTACCATCTTGTAATGCATATGAATTGGTTGTTTGAATCACATTAGCATAAGTGTTAGCATCAACACTAATTTTTTCAATTATTTGTGTATCATCAAAAGATGTTCTGGTAATAATTTTATAATATGATTGAACATTGTTTACATCCATTGCCCACGCTAAACCTGTTTGAATTGTGGCATTAGCTGTTCCGTTTGCAGTATATTTTTTATCAATATAAGAAATTAAAGTTTTTTGTTTTAATGGCCAATCCCATTGTGGATCTAAAATATCATTAAATAACAAAACAATCCAATGTCTTTCAACATTTTTATAATATTTTTGTGCAATAATTTCAGGAGTATCGGAGTCTTGAATGTTATATTTGTAAAATGTTGCTGAATTTTGTTTTAAAGAATTTTCAAAAGAAAATCTGGAAATAATATTTGTAACAGTATCAAGGCCTGTCGAATTCGTATTACTGGAATAAAATGTTTTAGGAAAGTAATTAAAATATTTTGCCATATTAATTCTTAGCCTGTGAATTGCCTTCATTCCATTTAAAATCAGCTTTGGTAAGATATGTTGTTTCTTTAAATGATAAACTAATTTTCATAGCTACTGGCATACCTGTGCGACCTAAAGATGGTTGATTTTCATTAGGTATTTCATATGCACTAAAACCATTTGGAGTATAATCAACATTAATTGTTTCTAATACGCAAGTTGAAATTGGAGGAATATTTGGATTTTGAACCCCACCATAATAAAATTTAATATCAAATTCAGATGGAGGAATTAAAAATCCTGAAGCACCTTCCGCTAATTCTGGTGCTTGATGAAAACG